CCCCCTTAGGGGTGCTCTAGGTCACGGTTAACACCGTGGGTATTTATCAACAACTTAAGGAACATTATGGGCAATAAAGCCTCATTTCGTGATCTTGCTTTTGTCACACAATATGGTGCGGCTGATGCAGCTCACCTAGTGACAACATCCAAAAGTATTATTAGATGTAACAAGACACGTACCGGTGCTGACAACCCTAAGTATAAGGAGTTGATACAACAAGGTCTTAATGCCGCAAACTACATGTATGCCTATAACCAAAAGGTCGCATGGAAGCTTGGACGAGTGAATTTTACTCGGTTCAATGCTGGAGAAGGCAAGACATACAGTGGGTTTTCGGAAGCTTTTATTACTCCGAATACTGTAGCCGCCGGAATTCCGACGGGCTTGTTCAACAATGCCAAGAACGCAGCTGCCATAGGCATCCGTCAACGTATTGCTAAAGAGACCACTACTGTTTCTGGTGGTGTTATCCTAGGCGAACTACGCGAGACGTTGCATATGCTCAGACACCCTGCCGAATCTATTAATCGTTTGTTAACTAAATTCATAAAAGATCGTGAATTGAATCTCAAACGCGCGCAGAAATTGCGCGTCCGCAATGCGAAACTTAAAAGTCGCGAGCGAATGCCTATACCAGGGTATACCGTTAAAAACGGCAACCTTCGTGAGACATCGGATACAATAGCAAAAAGCTGGTTGGAGCTAGTCTTTGGATTAGACCCCTTTATGTCTGACATCGCCAGTATTCTGGAGGCCGCGTTACCTGTGTACATGGAGCCTAAAATTAAGAGGCTCACGTTTACTGCACAGGCGGCCGAGTCCGTCTCTTCGGCGAGTGTTATCACGCCGTCTGGTTCCTCGATAGAGGTTCCAAGTTTCACAGAGTGGACCGATGAAGTCAGTTGTCGCTACACTGTAGGATACAAGGTTGAAATACAAGGCGTCCAATCTGGATGGCAAAGAGTGATTGATCAATCAGGTTTTAATCTGAGAGAGATCATTCCAACCATCTGGGAATTATTACCTTGGTCGTTTTTGATTGACTACGTGTCTAATATAGGCGACGTAATCGCGGCTAACGCCGTGTCATTATCAAATGTAGCATGGTCGTTCCTAACAACTCGCCGCACAGCCAAACGCGTTATCTCTGCGCAAGGCTCACGTGGTAAAGTTGCAAGTTGGGACCTCTGGGCAAAGTTTGTTAATGGAAATGATTACTTAAGTTCAAGTTCTATCGTTGAAGTTAAAAGGGAAGCAGCCTCTATCCCATTTGGGGAACTGAGGTTTTCGCTGCCTGAGAAGAAACGCCAATATCAAAATATGGCCGCTCTTCTCTGGCTTCAACTGAGTCACTAACTATGAAAGGTTGGAATTATGATTACTATTCCTGGATCCATAACTGGCTCCGCGCAAACAGGTCTTACTACACCTGGCTATACAACTACGGTTGATACACCACCGAACGTAAATAGCAAACAAATCGCCGTGACGGCGCTTACTGGTACTCAAGCAGGGGTAGATGTACACTCCGTGTCGAAGCCCTTTACCTGCATGGTTCAAAGACCAGCTCAGTTTGGTGTGTTAGGGAAACCTAATCCACTAACGGGGTTGATTGCGGCTGTGCCTCGTAATACTTACAAGGTTTTGACGCGGAAGGGAGTCTTGCCATTGGCAGGCCAACCCGTTGTTACTGCGTTTATCCGGTCGGAATTAGAAATTCCGGCTGGCTCAGATACTGCAGATACTGCAAATCTACGTGCGGCTTTGTCGGCGCATATAGGTTTGCTTACGAGTATTTCTGCAGGCCTTGGCGATACTGTTGTCAATGGCGTTCTTTAAGCTGGACTAACGTTCAGAAGATTATATAAACGTAGTTAACTAGGAGAAGTCACCATGGATTTTGATTCTGTTGCTTGTTCCCATCACCTCGAGAATTGCTTGGCTCGTGTACAGAAGCATCCGCGAACAGCGGAAAGGCTTTTTGCTGCACGAGCTTTAAAGGCTTCGTTTTTTAAGAAGTTCGTTAAAAGCGACAATTCGCAGCATCTCGATAGAGTCGCAAAGCTTTCGTTTCTAGAGGCAAATGCGGCATGTGAAAAGGTTCTTTTGAACTTTGATCCTCACACTGATCTGGGTCGCGTACTGAACTCTGTACGTGTCCGGATGCATATGTATTTCCACAGTGGCGAGCTACAATCCAACCGTCTTACTTTCCAGGCTTGCTTGGATAAAGGGAGATTGGGACCGGGTTCTTCTGTCGGTACGAAACGTACTGATTTTTATGGAAAGTTAGCAGATTCTCAGCTAACATACACAGAAGAGAGGCTGTATACCTTGTATAAAGGCGGTACGAATTTGACCTGGTGGACAATGGACCTTATTAGGTCCTTGCGCCATGGCGAACGCCGCGTGAGAGGTAGTAATTCTACATCCGTTCTTAAAGATAGTCAAACCAATCGTATGATTGGAACGGAGCCCTCGCTGAATATGTTTTTTCAGCTTGGAGCTGGTGCCCTCATCGAAGACTTGTTGTTGGAGTTTCATAACATCGATCTCTCCACGCAGCCTAACGTGAATAAGGCATTTGCAAAACTAAGCTCTATTAATGGCATGTATGCCACCGTAGATTTAGTGAATGCTTCTAATACAATCGCTACAAGCTTTGTACGGCCTGTATTACCTCCGCAACCCTTCCTCGTCCTGGATGAAATACGGTCCAAGGCAACGAAGGTGGATGGGAAGTACGTGCCATTACATATGTTTTCGTCCATGGGGAACGGTTTTACATTCCCTTTACAGACGTTGATATTTGCTACATTGGTGCGGGAGGTTTACGTGTTACTGGGTATTAAACCGATAGCATTTGGACCTAGGCGCAACTACGGAGTGTTCGGCGACGACATCATATGTCTTTCTAGTGCATATGACAAGTTAACGGAGATCCTCGCGGGTTGTGGCTTCAGAGTGAATCAAAAGAAATCTTATGCTCTTGGCCCGTTTAGAGAGTCTTGCGGAGGCGACTATTTTAGAGGCACCGATGTTCGTGGTGTTTATCTAAGAAAGGTCAATAATGTACAAGATATCTATTCTATTTTTAATCGCCTTGTTAGGTGGAGTATCAGACACCGATGTGATTTGTCAGAACTTCTTGACTTTTTGCTCGGGTTGGTCGAGTTTAGACCAGTACCGTTTGATGCAGGTGATACTGCAGGGTTTAAAATCCCAGCTTGCCTATTGACAAGTCCTAAACGCCTAAAGCACGGAGCCATAATTTATCATGGTTTAAGTGCAAAGGGTAACGTTTTAGATTTGCATGACGATGTTTCAGAAAATGATGCAGGCTTGCTGTTAGCCTATATCGGTGGCTTTTGTTTTAATAAGCTCTCGGGTGTCGAACGAGATAAAACAACAAGGGCCATCAGGCATTATGAGTATGAGAGACACCAGTTTACTTCGCGTTCAGATGAAGTGAATTGGGAAATCGTGCGCAGCAAGACCCCTTCTTGGGATTTCATGCCGCACGTTGGACTTACCATCCAAGACTATGAAGCTTGTTGGATGAAACTTAGCTTGAAACACTAAGTCCATTAAGTTTTGTGGTCGGGGAAGGCGGAAATAAATGGCCGCCGGCCCGAG